TCCTCTTTTGTTACATCGGATTATTACTTAATCGTCACAATCGTGGCTTTAGCGCGGTGATGCATGAGCTTGTCAGCCTTCTGAACAGCAGCCATGAGAGTGTTGATGTTGGCACGAACATCGCTAACCGGAGCAGAGGTCATCGACAAGAGAGCTTCAGAAGCCTTGCGAAGTTCAGTGACGTCGAATTCAACATTGCGACGGTCATTGAAGAGCGCTTCTGCTGCAGCACGCTTCATCTGGCGAGCTTCCTTACGAGCAGCAACGCCGGCCTTGTAGGCTTCGAATTCCTTAGCACGCTGAGCCTTTTCTTCGTCGGTCAGACGGTGGTACGAACGCTTTGGCTTGGTTTCAGCAGCCCGAGCAACCTGAGTGTCAGCAGTCTGAGCATTGACGGAATCGATGGTGGAGTTCTGGATGTTGTTTTGGTTTTCCATGGTTATTGTCCTTTTGGATTAAGTGTGATTGTTGTTATGATTATAATATATAAAAATTTTTAAGGCTTGTAAATAGTTTTTTGAAAAAAGTTTAATTATTATACGCAATTTCTTTGGCAGTTTCGAGCACCTCCTTCGAGGTGTACTTTTTGACACGACGTAGTGCCTGATCTCTCAGTTGCTTGATTCTAGAGTGGCTGAATCCCATAGATGTACCGATTTCACGAAGAGAATGCGGCTTATCTGTATTGACGCCATAAGTTTCGCAAAGCACCTGCTTTTCGTTTTCAGGCAAGCATGCAGTCAACATCGAAACCACATTGTCGATATCAGATGTGCACTGAATATCATCTTTGTGGTCAGTAATCACTTCAGCAAAGGTATACTTGCTATCCGATTTAATCATGCTATCAAGCGATATGTTTGTAGAGTTTATTGCCATGACTGCCATTGCTTCACGGTCGATGTCGGACAACTTATCATTTTCTTTCTTCTGTGCCTTGACTGCAGCGACAACCTTATTCCACGGAATGTGGATAGTATGCTTGTGCAAATTGATTGCAGACACAATGTAAGATTTGATCCACCAGTTTGCATAAGTGATGAAGCGCGTGCCACGAGTGTAATCAAACTGGTCAATTGCTTTAATCATACCAGTAGAACCTGCTGCGATCAAATCTTCAATGCTTACGTTCGATGATTTGTATTCAAGTGCAGTTTTGAGAACGAATCTCATGTTTGATTCAGCAATCGTATTGCGAGCGAATTGAGATTTAGTTTCGCGATATGCCTTGAACATTGCGAATTCTTCTTTAGCAGTTAAAGGCTGTGTCTTTTGAATATCAGCGAGATATTTCGAATAAACGTTGAACATTTTTAATTTTTCCTGTAGGTTATTGTTGATGATAGTACAAATATATAAACGTTTGAAAGAAATAACACCCTATTTTTGTAATTTTGTGCATTGCAATTTAATAGATTTCCGTATTTCTAGAGACTTCTGCAGTACCATAGACTTGTGCATTACCATAAACTCTTGCATCGTTACAGACTCTTGCATTTCCAAAGACTATTGCACCTTCATAGACTTCTGCATTTCCAAAGACTCTTGCATTGTTATAGATTTTTGCATTATCATAGATTATTGCATTTCCATAGACTTTTGCATTGTCATAGATCCATGCATTGTCATAGATCCATGCATTGTCATAGATTTTTGTATGTCCATAGACTTTTGCATTTCCATAGACTCTTGCATTTCCAAAGACTTTTGCAATGTCATAGATCCATGCATTATCATAGACTATTGCATTTCCATAGACTTTTGCATCCTTATAGACTATTGCATTTCCATAGATACTTGCATTACCATAGACTCTTGCAGTATCATGGACTTTTGCATTATTATAGATACATGCTTTGTCATAGACTTTTGCATTTCCATAGACCATTGCATCCCCACAGACTCTTGCATAGTCATAGATTTTTGCATTACCATAGATCCATGTATCCCCATAGACTTTTGCAGTGTCATAGACTTTTGCATTACCATAGACTTCTGCATCCCTATAGACTCTTGCATCGTTATAGACTCTTGCATGTCCATAGACTCTTGCATTACCATAGACTTGCGCATTACCATAGACTTTTGCATTGTTATAGACTTTTGCATTGTTATAGACTTTTGCATTACCATAGACTTTTGCAGTGTCATAGATTTTTGCATTACCATAGACTTCTGCATCCCTATAGACTTCTGCATCCCTATAGACTCTTGCATCGTTATAGACTCTTGCATCGTTATAGACTCTTGCTTTGTCATAGATACATGCGTTATCATAGACTCTTGCATTGTCATAGATTTTTGCATGTCCATAGACTCTTGCATTTCCAACGACTATTGCACCGCCATAGACTTCTGCATCGTTATAGACTTTTGCATCCCTACAGATTATTGCATTTCCATAGACTTTTGCATTGTCATAGATCCATGCATTATCATAGACTATTGCATTTCCATAGACCATTGCTTTTTCACAGATCCATGCATTATCATATTGTGATAAATTAGATTCTTTTTCAATCCATCCACCTTTATCACCTGATTTTACATCAGAGAAATTTGACAATGACTGGATGCGATATAAAGTGACTCCATTATGGACTTTAGTTTCATCTTCTAACAATTTGTATTTCATGTTGTTTCATTTTTTGGTTTGTTGTTGATAGTACAAATATATAAAAATTCTGACTAAAAGAACAGACTTTTATTGTAAAAGTTTTATATACGAAAAAAGGCTGGTATAGTATACCAGCCTTTTCATCATCACCAACAACAAGTAGTCGGGGTAGCAGGATTCGAACCTGCGATGCCTTACGGCGCTAGTTCCCAAAACTAGGAGCGAAACCAGACCCGCCACTACTCCGTTTATGACGTTTCGAATAGGTGCTCAAACCTACTGATCAGCTCAGAAACGTCTTAACAAGCCGTGTGTTAGTTTCCAGCGGAGACATCTAACAAACTCCGTACACCTTAACGTAGTGTAGACGACCGGTGTTCTGACACCTTGCTCAACAGCCTGTTCTGTTACGTACAGAGCGGTTGAAACGACTTTCTTTTGTTAGACGAGCACTCTAATAAAGAAAGTAAGAAACTTGGCAAGATGCATTTTAGCGGTCTATTCTTAACAGGAATGTGCTTAAAATTGCTGTATGCATCTTAAATTCTGTTATAATAAATTTTTTATGTTTTGCCAGTTTAAATTATTTTTATCCAAAATGACAATTTTGACATTGTTTTGTTCCGATACTTTACTGATTTTTTCTACATCAGTTATACCGAAACGTTTAGTAGCACAATTTATCAGAAAATCATTTTTGGGATCAAGATAAACATTGTATTTTGGAAGATAAAAATCTGGATAGTATCTGTGTTTTCGTCCAGAATCATCTTGCCAAATTAAATAATTTGGTCTTGTCCATTCGATAGAATTTTCATCTAAACTTTTGGCAACTTCTAATTCATATCGAGAATCTAATTTAACACCGTTTATAATCAATAGTTTTCGAAGTATACCATCCACCTAATTGTCTGCGAATAGCAATTTCACGCATTTTCTGTTTAAATTCTTCCGTATGCGGATGACTTAATATTTTAGTGCCTTTAAATTTTTTAGAAAATGCTTTACCTCTTTCTTTGCACTCATTCGCTAAAAGCTCTTTATAAGAATTGCATTCTTTTTGATGACTAAATAATTCTTTTCTAGTGTAACACTTTCTCGAACATCCACGACAAATCCATCCATCAGCTTTAGGTTTACAGCTAGGCCAATTACATTTATGATTTTGTATTGGTTTTCTTTCAGGATTTAACTTACATGTTCTTTCGTGTATTGCTAAACCAGATGGTCTAATACAAACTTTTCCACAAAATTTACAAATATAATTTAATTTCATAATCATTTTACCTTTATTTTACTGTGGTTACTCCTATAACCACTTTATATTTATAAAAGTTACGGTTAGAAAGATTGATAATTTCTTTCAACAGGTAGGAGCCTGCTGTCCCGTTTTAACGCATCCACTCCGATTTGAACGGAGGACTCTGGGTTACAAAGCCAGGGTTATAACCAGACTTAACTACAGATGCAGTTTGATCGCTTTGTACAGTCCAGGCTCGAGGTCAGGCTTCCTGGTAACGTCCTACTCTTTATTTAACCGTAGGATGATTTTGTATAGCGGGGCTCGGAGTCGAACCGAGACTAGCATTATCTGTCCCTGGGATATGAGCCCAGTATCTTACCATTAGACTACCCCGCGATGAGTTTTTAGCTGTCTTGGTAGGCATCGAACCTACAAACCGAAGTGCTGCATTAACAGTGCAGTGCGTTTACCAATTCCGCCACAAGACAATATTTAGATCCAAATGAAGGACTCAAACCTCCATAGGATTTTGCTCCATACACCTGATTAACTATCAGGCCTCCTTACCAATCGGGCACCGGTCATCAAAATTATCGAGATTCATTTTTGTTCTAACCATAAGAATGTATTTAAGTTGCTGTATGAATCTCTTTAGTGGACAAGACGGAATTCGAATCCGTGTAGATAGCGTGCAAAGCTATTATGTTGCCAATTACATCACAAGCCCATAGTTAAATTGCCAAAGTTTCAATTAGCTCAAAATCTCATAGGATTTTGTTGTGATTTATTTATGTTTAAAATATAATTAAATTTTTTAAACTTGTAAACAAACATTTTAAAAAAATTCTACACGGATCGAATATAACAATCAAAACTATTCATTTATAGCGCCACCGAATAGATTACGCTTTACAAGTAGAGATATCGTAGACCTTACTCTACTCAACCTATGTGTGCAATGGGAAGAAAGGAAGTAAACCCCAAATGCACCAGGGAGGTGTGCACGTTAGTAGTCGAACGTGTCTGACTGTGTCTTCTTATGTTTAACTACTTTGAAACCTGCTTGCTTAGCGAAAGACTTAGCTGCTTTACGCTGTTTTGCCCAACGCTGTTCTTTTTCTTCTAGTGTTTCTTGCGAATAAGATTTATGCTTCTTCATATAATCCTCATTTTTGTTCTTCATTGGGTACTAGGATTTTATTCTTTTATTTTGTGAAATCGAATACAGTAGGAGTGATGTAGCTAGAGTCAACGACATGCTTTGCACCATTCTTCTTAGCAGTTTCAAGAAGTTCGATAAAAGAATCAGCTTCATTCTTAGCCAGCTTGAATGCATTGATAAGATGGTCAATCTGATTCTTGGCATTGCATTCGCTCTTACTGTCAATGTAAACAGCGATGTTGCTGCCACCCTGATTCATCAAATGGTCGAATTTCTTGGCTTCAAAGTTAATGAAAGCAATGTTATTCATAAGAAGAGCAGCGTCACCAAGCTTCATTTCTGCAGTCTCCTCGGTCGTCCTCTTGGTCGTCTTCTTGGCAATCTTCTTAGCCGTCTTCTTGGTCATCTTTTTAGAAGAAGTCTTCTGCTTGTCATAAAAATCGAAAATTGCTTCAAATGTTTTCCAACGATTTGGCGTCATATTGAACCAACTGCAACGAGTTGCGATTACATCTTCAAAGTGGTTGCTACTACAGAATTGCTTGATTGCTTTGTTTGCTGTGTTTGCTTTGTCAGAAGCAACATGGCTGAAAATAGTAGGAAGCCAAAGTTGAATCATGTGATGCTGACTATCGAAATTGTCACAGAAGATATAGAAGTTACATCTAAGCTTGAGCTTGACTTCACTTGCAAGACGAAAGAATTCTTTATTGTTAGACTTAACAAGCTTACCGATAAATTCGTCAGTAATATTCATATCATGTTCAGTCTCAAGAATGTCCTTGTGCTTCTTGATAAAGTTGATGACGTTCGTCTTCTGTTCTGCAATGTTAAAGAAAGTCTTAGACATCGTTTTTCCTTTGTTTGATGTTTTTGTTTGATGTATAGAATATAATAATTTTCGACTAGTTTGTAAACTGGTAATGAAAATTTAAAAAACAATGTTCTTCATGACGCGCAACACATCCTTAACTTGAGTGATGATTGCATTCATCCAATCATTTGTAGAACCGCAATTGACGATCTTGTAGACATCGTTGACTTTATAAACATAATTGCTCTTACGATTCTTTTCACCGATTTCTTCATATTCATCATCAGACAATTCTGTGACATTTGTTTGATCAGTGATCTTATTGCGAAGATCTTCGTAGCATTCAGCGCCTTTTGCCCAAATGACAGGATATACAATATTGTGATCCATGTCAATGTACAAGGATGCATGTGCAATATCTTCTGTGTCTGTGCTGTTACGAAGATAGATGTGTGACCACATGTGCTTGCCACGTTGAGTTTTTTCAAGACGCCAATCAAGGCCTTCTTCTTTCATTGCATTGTTAATAGAATTAAGAAGAGCGAAATTTGCAAATTTAATAGCCATTTAAACCTTTTTGTTAAAAATTTGAATATGGTTATATTAGAATAATAAAAAATTGCAAAAATGTATACAAAAGCTGCTAAAATGAGCAGTTTTTGATCAATTTTAAGCAGTTTTTACGTAAAAATTAACAGTTTTGATGCGCTTTTCGTCGCAATAATCCATCAAATAGTCCCTTGCGCTAAGCAACTTAATCATTGCATTCTCCATAGGTTCAACACAAGACGCGTAAAACGAACTATGAATTTCGTGGCATAATTCAAGTTTTTTAACTCTAAATCTGTAAGCAATTTCGCCAAATACAACATTGTTTTTCAATCTTGTAAGCTTGTCACAAGTCTTGTTAATTTCGACAAGTCTTGTACATTCATTGTAAAGATCATCGTTTGTAATGAGTTGATTGACTGTCTGTTCAATATAGTCTGATGCTTTACCTGTATAATAATTCTTCATTGTTTGGTCCTTGTTGACATAGTTTTACTAAATTCTCGAGTGCAGCATGGTATTCTTCATCATTCTTAACACTCATGATTATAATATAATATTTTTCACGAGTTTTGTACATGAAAAACTGCAACTTTCTCAGTTCAAAATTTTTATTTATATTATATATCGTCAGATATGAGAAAATTTGAGTTACACAAATACAAAACGTTCATTATATGTTATCACATCACAAGATAAATATAATGAACTTGATGTTTGTAGTAACTCATGCTATGATTCTTATCGAATAGCTTTCTTACTGATATTATACTTATCACAGAGAGCAATCCAGAAACGCTCAAATTGTCGATCTAGATTGTATATATTCGTAAAAGTTTCTCGAGTAATAGACAAGAAAAGATTAAGTCTTCCATTTTTGAAATTCACTCTAAGAATTTCATCATCTTGATCACTGAGAATGTAAACTCTAGAATCTAATTCGCTATCCGGATAAGAATTCACAGAGAATTCAATATTTAAATTACTAAATTTTTTTCTAATCAATTCAATGAATTCGTTGCATAATCCTATTGCGTTGTCAGCGTCTTTAATATCAATCATGTCAATCTCCTTATAATACGTTGTATATATGAAAAAGACTCAGTCCATGCGTAATCATCCAATTAGTGACTACGCAATCTAGACTGAGTCTTCGTTAAACAAAGTACAGTAGTGGGAGTACTTTACATATTAAATCTTAATTGAACAAATTTTGGATTTTCTGTAATCATACTAGAGATATTGATTTTAGACTTACTATCGATATTGATGTCATAGCCTGTCATGTCAATTTCTGCGTTTGTGCCAGATGTGCCGACAATATAGAGCGCAATTGCTTCTTCTTTAGTGACAAAGCCCTTAACTAGCATTTCAGCAATGCAGTTTTTCCAAGCAATATTGCGACCCTTCGCTTTAGAGAAGCGCTTGCTGTCACGGTAGTCACAGATTGCATTTCCGACAAAGACTGACTTAGAAGTAGGAACGTCATCCGGATCGTATTCATGACACGTAACTGTCGTGATCTTTTCTGTCCAAGCGTAGTGAACATCGCGACCATATTTATCTGTACCGTAAGAGTTCTTCACGTCAGTAAAGTCGTATCGCACCTTGACAACGAGTTCGCGAGTGCCATTGGAGTTCTTAATTTTAATTCTCATAATTTGATATCCTTCAGTGTATAAGTGTAATATAATAAAAGTTTTTCGAGTTGTATACTCTTTTGTGTATATACTCTGTTGTGTAAAATGTAATTTACGTTGATTTCTGGCGTGTCCGCGCCGTGTTTTCAACGTGTAAATTTAAAGTGGTTTTTAATTATATGGTTTAAGACCATAGTGAGACCATATTGCTACTATAGAGACTATCGTATGACCATAGTGAGACCATATTGCTACTATAGAGACTATCGTATGACCATAGTGTGCATATTGCTACCATAGTGTGCATATTGCTTATATTGACCATAGATAGATCATATTGATCATAGTGAGACCATAGGGCGCATATTGTTCTAGACATGTTAACATTCCTGTTTATAGATTGTTCACACACATAACCACACAGGGTACCATATAAATTGATATAATTGATATACTTGATATAATTATATCAATTGATATAATGCGTATAGTTTACATATTATATTCCTTATTTAATGATTAATAATTGATGATTAAATTATAATAAATCAACTTATAAATTGTTTACTAAATTGATAAGTTTTTGACGGTCAGCACGTTCTTTAAGCTGACGAAAGAAAACTATGTTTTTATTAATTATGTTTTGTGCACTCAGTGGAGTTAAATTTTTAACGTTATGATAACGCACACTTAGTAACATTTCTGCATATCCTTCAAGATGCTTAGTGTAGTCTATGTCTTTATATTTTAACATTTTAGCAACGTATCTTTCAGGAATGTGAGAATAATCTCGAAGATAAAATAAAATTGTGTTGTTACTTTTTTCAAGTTTAACAGCTTTAAAACGAACATTGAAAATGCTAATTTTATACTTTTTCTTGTATTTAAGCGCACCTTGCACATATTCTGGTAGTGCATCAACATAATCGTTAAGATTAGTCTGTGAATATTCAACATAATCGTTAAGATTAGTCTGTGAATATAATTCTTCAATTGTCATGATTAAAATATAATCATTTTAATTTAAAGTGTATATGATTTTTTGTTACTTAATTTTTACAGTAATGCTATCATTTCCATCTACATCGATAATTATAGTTTCTGTTTCGATGTGTTGCGTGCTACAATATTCTGTACCATTGTAGACAATGCATAGCTGAGAAACGCTCTGCGGCTCTTTCGCTTCTTCGATATGATGGCCAAGAACGTAAAGTGCACAACCTACACTACTAACACCTGCTACAGTCCATGCACAAATATCTGCGAACTCAACCATTTCTTCATTGTCTATGACTTTTCCGATGATACCGACAATGACAGCTGTGACCCATACGGTAAGAATTACAATTGCTAAATGTAAGGTCATTGTTAATTTTCCTCTTTGTTATGATTTCTTAAGTATTCAAAACTTTCTTTAAGAATTCGAATGTATGTAGAATCGTTAGAATCGTTAGCGTTTCCTTCCCAAAACTGAACCATTGATTGCTAAGCATATTATCCAAATAATGCTCAAGAAGACATCTTCGTTAACTGTAGTTGCAATGACAAGTGCAGCATTGATAACAAACAAAAGCACACAAACTCTATATGAACGCTTTTCTTCATTCCAATTAGCACAAAATATAATAATATAACTGATTGCAAGTCCAGTGATGACTGCATCGAGAGTTGAAAATGGTAGCATTGTTTTAATCCTATTCTGTTACAATGTTAAGTTCGTTGACTGTTACTTCAACTTTTGCAATTTCTAATTTAGCGCCTTTAAAGTAATATCCATAGCGCATACGTTGAGCAATTGCAGCTTTTGCACTCTTAATGGATTCATACTTGCGAGCATTCAACAATAACGGAGATGTGGCAGAAATTTCCTTTCCGCTCACATAAAATACAGTGTTAGACGGAGATGTTGCAACAACTTCCTTTCCGCTCACATAAAATACAGTGTTAGTATTTCCAGTATTTGCATAAGGAGGAGTTTGATATGTGATTTTAACTACGTATTGTTCTGCAGTCATTGAATTTCCTTTTGTTAAGTGTTATGATAAAAATATAATAATTTGCGTCAGAAATGTTTATACATTTCTCAACTAATTTTAACATTTATTACGTCAATATTGTCATGAACGAAAGTATTAGCACACAATTCGGAATACGTCATACTAGTTCTTCAAATACATTTCAAGTTGAATAATTTTCTGAAGATCACGTGCATCAATAAGCATTTTGCACATTAACGACTTTTGTTGAATGAGAATATCTTCGATGTTAGACATCGACATATTATGAACTGCACGACGAATGCTATGCTCACTAAGAAAGGAATTCATATCACCAATTCTGTCTTCTGCACAAAGAGTAAGAAGAAAGTTGTAATGTTCTTTCATCGGAGTAGCATAATCATAGATATATGCTTTCATTGTTCTAGAATTAACTTCTAATCCAGTAAGATAATTATGATACCTCGGCGTTTCTATAATAAAGTCTCTACCAGTATTTATTACATATTTGTCATTACGAAGTAATTCACGAATTTGTTTAATTCTGTTAGCAAAAGATGCAGGAGACATATTTACCTCTAGTTGTTGATAATTAAATATAATCATTTTTACGCAAAATGTTCAACATTTTTTTGTAAAAATTACACATTCTCAACTAATTTTAACATTTTTATCATAATTACTAGAGCCTATTAGTTCACCATCGACATAGCTAGATTCTGCTTTTAGTTGACCACGTTCATTATATTGTTTAATAATGCCATGTATTTTGTCATTTTCGTATGGCGTTTCAGACAATAATTTATTAGTGCTATAATATACTTTTTGAATACCGTGTCGTTTGCCATTAACATATGGCGTTTCAGACCCCAGTTTACCACCTTCATAATACCATTTCAGAATGCCATCAATTTGACCATTGGTGTATGGTATTTCATACTTTAATTCGCCATCTTTATAATACCATTTTTCAATGCCATGCTTTTCATCATTGACATATGGTGTTTCATATAATAGTTCATTAGTGTTATAATATTCTTTTCTAATATAATCACAAAAGACTGTTGAACCGTCTTTATATGTTTTTGCTGAATGTATATGTAATCTATTTTTAATTTGTTCAATAAATTTATTAATGTTCATATAATTTCCGTTTATAGTTAGTCATAATTATTTTTCACCATCAACATATGTTGTTTCAGACTTCAGTTCACCATTTTCATAATAATATTTCTCAATGCCATGTCGTTTGCCTCGAACATACTGTGTCACAGCTTCTAATTCACCACTTTCGTAATAGGTTCTCTTTACACGATTTCATAATTTATAAGTTATACTTAAAACTATTGAAACTATTGAAACTACTAACAATGATATTATAATTATATGCATTTACTGTTTTCCTTTAATAGTTTATTCTTTCCAAGTGCCATGTATTTTTATTCATATTGTTTTCTCCTGCAATATCTTTTCTGTTCTTCCGTTAGTTTTCTAAAACGAATAGCATACCACGGGTTTTCACGTACACAGTAGTCAAATTGCTTGGGCGTTAGTTTGTTAGTGCAGTACTGGAGAGCAGTGATTGAACTTTTTCTAACGCAGTAATCGAACTGTTCATCCGTTAGTTTGTCCGAACAGTAGCAAAGAGCCGCAATTGGACTTTTTCTAACGCAGTAGTCGAATTGTTCATCCGATAGTTTTTCAGCGTAGAACATAAGAGACATTCTTGAACTTTCACGTACGCAGTAGTCGAACTGCTTAACAGACAGCTTGTCCTCACATAATACAAGAGCATCCCACGGTTTTTCACATATGCAGTAGTCGAGTTGCTCTGCCGTTAGTTCGTCAGCGTAGAACTCAAGAGCCGCCCTTGGTCTTTTCTTCACTTCTTCATCTGTCATTATGTATTCTCCTTGCAATAGGAGAGTTGCTCTGGCGTTACGTCGCGTTGCTCGGGCGTTAGTTCTTCAAATTTCATCTTTTCTCTCCTCGTTTGTTATCGCGAATTGTAGGCAGAAATTATCTGTCGTTGGCGTAACTCTATTTGTTCAACTATCTTTGCTACAGCTTCATCAAATTCTTTTGAATTAACCGCCTTTAACTCTCCGTTTGTTTGCATCACATAGTTAAGCGTTGTATTATTGTATAAGTCATTCATCCTTTGGTTTAATGCTTTTAGTTGAGCATCATTCAGAATTGCTTCTGCAGGAACAACTGGCAATAACATGTGGTCATAATTAATAGCCGAGTTCGTGCCAATTTGTAAGTAGTTTTCATCTCGTATCATAGTTTATCGCATTTTGAAAGTTAATATCTTCGCAATCTGCTACTAATCATACAGCAGACGTTGTGTGGCTTTTAAATATTTCGTTTGTTTCGCTCACAAGTCCATTATACAGCTCATTCAATTTGATGACGTTTTTCTTAGCAGCCTCAAGAGCAGATTTCGTGTCGCTAATTATTTTCAAAATGTCAGTTTCATAGTAATTAGCAAAGAATTTCCTACCGTCATTAGTCAGTAGGTCCCATATAAAGAATGGATTCACATAGTTATTGTATGTGTTTGATGGATTTTTCTTGTATTGTATGCTGTCTAGGTACTCAACCCCACGAACAAGACCACCCATTATAACTAACCCGATTTCTTCATTTTCGTATCTTGTCCATCCAGAGCAAGATCCTAAATGATCTTTGATATTTACAACTGGGACTTTCAAAAATGACATAAACTGCTCCATTCTTATAGGATCGCTGTTTTGTGTGATTTGTATTTTATTACAATCCAGTTTGTCGTAAAGCTCTTTTTTGTAGTTCATTGAATTTTCCTTTAGGATATTACAAATTATCAACTAATGAAATGAGTTTTAGCGTTTCGAATGATGAATTAATCTGATGTAATAACGCAATATTTCTAGAAATTGTGTTAGAAATAAGTTCGTCTGACATGTTCTTGAGTGTGTATTTTGTTACACATTTATTAGTTAGAGCAGAAGCAAACTCAAAATTGTTGAACCACTCTAAATTACCTGCAACTTTAATGTGAGAAATAACATGTTTCTTAATTAGTTCTTCATAACGCTCTAAAGGAGTAGTTGTCCAATCACAAATGTAAATGACATCATTTGCTTTACAAAGTGCAGACATATAGATGTTAAGACCTTCAATAATCGAAGTCTTATACACATATCTAACGTGTGTGCCTGTAATCTTAGGCTGCCACACTCCATAATATGTAGCCTTTATATTCTCGCTAATTAAAGGTTCAGAACGAACAAGTTCAAGTAAAGAGGTGTATTCACGCATTACAATTCATCTACAAGTTTAATTTTTTCTTTGATTTGTGCATCAGCATTAGCTTGTCTAATTAACGCAATATGTTCATCAATAATGTCGATAGCTTCTTCAGTGCTGATTTCGCTAAGTTTGACCTTTGCTAATTTCTTATGCACACTCATATAGTAGCTAAACTTATCGTTTGCAGTTTTACCAATGCTAGAATAAGGACTGATAGCATCAGATTTAAGATTAGAAACAAAAGAAACAAAGTTCTTTTGCTTCATGATATCACGATAATCTAACAACCAGTAATCTTTTGAATTTTTATCTACTTTTCTAAGCATTTGCAAAAGAAATTCAACTTTGCCAATTTTAACTTGTACAGCGCGCAAAAGCAGTGAATATGTTAAGTCACTTACTGAATAAAGTGAATATGTGAAGCCACTGTTAGATCTGTTTGCCAAGTAAGCAGATACTGTATGAAGTTTATCATTTTTATCAATCATATTATAAATATAATAAATGATGATTTAAATGTTTACACATTATCAACTAATTTAATTAACGACATCTGCTCACGTTTAAGTTTTAACTTGTTAAAATAAGCAATGTTTCTGTCAATAATATCGTACAATTGTTCTTGTGTCAAGTCTGATATACTATAATGTTTAACGCAAAGCTTATTTAAACCAAGTCTGACACTTTTAAATGCAATAGTGCCAGTTTGAATATATCTACTAAAAAGTGCTTCCCATACTTCATCTGGTGTTTCAGTATAATCACAAATAAATTCGTATGTAGCATTTAGCAACCAAAATGCATGATGATCTTCACCAAATGGGTCAACTTTGTAAAGATACTTTGTTTTCTCGTTAATGACCATGTTAGAATACGCACTCGCCGGATTGACGATGTGCGCTTTATCAATGACATAAGGGTCATTTATAATTTCGTCTAAAATCATAACTTACCCATATATTCTATTAGCTCTAGCATAGGTGTACAATGCAGCAAGATATTGCATATTTTGATGAACATTAGACAAATTATTGCGAATTACGTCATGCAAAGATTTGTCAATGCTAGCATGAAACCCATGATCGACATAGCAATCTAAAAACAAAGTCTTAATATCTCTAGAAACTTCAGTAAGTGTTTTGAAGTAAATTCCATTTTCACGAAATAACGACAAATGATTGTCGAAGATTTCTTTAGATACACTTTCATTGAGCATATTCAAGCAATCTTGCTGAGTTGGAATAGACGTAATATTGCCATGTAAGCTTGTAATGAGATTGATAGAAGACATACTCAAACTCCTTTTTATTGGTTTATATTACAAATATAAAAATTTTTACCAAAAGTGTATACAATTTTTTGTAAAATTTAATTAAACATTTCTTCGCCTAACTCATCAGAGTCTTCTGAATTGTTAATGTAGTTTGCTTCAGTTAGTTCAGCTATGCAATCTAGCATATCAAACAAATCTGTAGAAATATAATTAGCTAACAGTGCATTTATTGCAGAAAATGACGTATTTAGCGATTTGATAAATGTATCGAGTAGTGCGTCTGTTCCTTCAGGATCTGTAGAGCATACACATAAGTCTTCATATAAATGTTGAATATGAACTTTAATTGGAGATAGAATTGTCAGAACATTGTTCGCAATAGAATCAAGTGCTTCGTCAAATCGAGTTTTGTGTTTTTTATTCTTTACTAAGTCAACTGAAACATTCATGAATGTAATAGCAGAAACTAAGCCAAAGTCAATATCTTTGAGCTTAGATGTTGTAACATTTAATGAATTTTCGTCAAATCTAACATCAAATTGTATTTTATTGATCGCGATTAAACTGTCGTATAATAAAGTTGTAATTTTACCAGCTATTACATCAAATTCTTTTGCTTTCGTCATAAATTTTTCACCAAATTAAGTTTTGCTTGCAAGTTAATTTCAACTTTGAGCTTTGCGCATAACTGAATATGTTCATCAATAAAATCACGAATTTCTTTTCGACTCATCTTTGACAAATCAAGTTCTTTACGATATATTTGTAAAAATTCATATAAACAAATGCTATCGTCCGCTGCAAAATTTACGATTTTGTCATGTTCTTTCGTAAAAGCAGGTCTATAATCGAAAATTATTTTAGCGTCTTTACTATAAACAACATAAGTTATACGCAACAATCGTTCAGTTATCGGCGTTCTGAGATAAAACGGATAATACCCGGTGTAGTCTAACTTCCAGTCACGGTAGTATTTCCGCATATATTTCTCAAAATAATCTTCTTGCATCATATTAAAATTATAATAAATTTTTTACAATTGTTCAACTAAAAGAATTAAAGATTGATTGATTATGTCTTGTTTTAGATGATGTATAGATGAAATCATTTTTGAATAATCTGCTTCATCTATAAAACCTGATGTACTACGTAGGTCATACATAAGAACTTTCCTATGATCTATATAAGTTTTCTTGAGTATTCCTACAATAGTATTATCATGTTTCTGTCGTAATTCGTAGTAGAGACTATCATCGGTTACAACATTAACACGATCACGTAGACCATCTATCATTTTCGATGTTTGTTGCCACAAATCGTTCATGCTACATCAACATAGAACCCCAAGCATCTTCATCAGATTCGAAGAAACATGTTTGAGTAGGTTCATCTTCTTCTTTTTTCTTGACAAGTTGTAAACTATCGATGTCAACTTGTGGTTGCATTGTACCATAGCATGCCCAATACAATCCTGATACTAAGTCATCATGTCCAGTTGAAGGTCCTTTAAAAACGTTAGGAGAAACTTCTTCAAATCTTGAAAGTTGCTTAATTGTATCTGCATCTTTCAATGTCAAAATGTGATTTTCGATAAGTCTCTTCAATTCGATACATGCATCAAGTTTAGAAGTCTTAGTAGCTCTTGTACCAATCTTACCATTGTGGTCTGTGTTCAAAATTGAACCACACTCATGATCGAACCACATTAAATCAGCAACAGTCTTACCAATTTCATTATTTTCGATAATGATTGGACAATCGTTGTAATATCTGTTAATGTCTGCTGCGACTGATGCGAAATGTTCAGCAGCAATAACGTTGCTAGCATAAGTTGCTACTTGTTCCATTTTATCTGCGCTATAGATTCGCAAAATTTGAATTACTGCATAGTCTTTACCAGTACCTGTAGCAGAGTCAACTCCCATAATGTAAAGTGCATCTTTAACAGGTCTTTCCCAAATTTTCAAATCGAAACCGTATTTGTATTCAAGTGGTTCAGCTGGACACATTTTATCAAGTAAGTCAGGTGAAATCAATGTAGAAGTAGAACCAATAAATGAACAGTTACCGTTAATAACTCCGTTCACTGTTGCATATTTGTGAGCAGTATCACCTTCACCTTTAACATTCGTTGGTGAATACACAGGTTGTTCAATTTCTGTTACTTCGACTGACTTGATTTTCTTTGGCTTGTCTAATGTGTCAAGTTTATCGCCAATCTTCAAATTTTCAGCTAAAATTTCAACGCCTTTGATGTAGAATTTGTGTCCTCTCGACACTATCATATTTGTGGCATCGTCGAACATTAACTTAACAATGTTCTTGCTAGTTTTCATGATACCTTCAAATGGGTGGAATAAACCATCAGCACCACGAATCTTAATTCCACATTGATTATAAATCATACTTGCCATATCATAACCTCAATAAAATATTTATTAACAAAAAATGCTGCGATATCAATCGCAGCACCTTGAGCTTTAATTATGAAAATTAACCAATACGTGTATTGTTGTAATACAATTCCCAAGTGTTGTAGTTGAATGTGATGCTTGGCGCAATCTTATCACCTGCTTCTGAATTCAATTCAATCTGACCATTATCAGTTGGGAAGCAATCGTACAATCTCCATGAATATGGCAATTTAGTTCTTAATGCAGAGTCATAACATGTAATTGTAACCTGAGCAGTGTAAAGTGCGATAAAGTCGCCTACAGCACCACCAGCAGCAATACCTCTTGATGCCTGAGCACCTGGCCATGCATGATTATAGATCAAGTTTTGCCATTCGTAGAAAATCTTTGCAATGTTAAAGTCCTGGAATTCATCGAACTTAATTGATACTTGACCATCAACGTTAGTTCTGCCAGGATAATTACGTTTTGCACCCATATAATGAGTAGTAATCAATTCAGTCTTTTTCTGTGGTGCAGAAATGCTACGAGCACGTAACATTAACATTTCTGCAACAGTATCAATGTCGCCAAACAAATTAGCAAGAGGAGTTCCTGAATTAAACTGAAAGACAGTTTGGAATAGGAAGTTCTTAGCTAAGTCTGGGTAACCTAGAATCGGACTAGTCCATAAATTTCTATTTTGTTCTTCTGTTGCCATAATTAAATGCTCCAATAACTTATAATATATTTATACATGAGGATTAAATGCCACAGTCATCGAGCCTGTCAATTCTCCTGCACCAGCTCCGACGTATGGAACTACATTTGTTACTGTTTGTAAAAATTCTTTTACACCTTCATCAATTATTTTCATTGCTGCTTCATGTGTATTTGGTTTTCGACCAAACATTTTTGCCTGAAAGATAGGTGCATAAGTATTGACTGTAGTACATGTCAATTTTGCAAGATATGGTGTCGCATAACTAGCTGCTTTACAGTCAACATACCATAATGTTTTTCTAATTGTGTATTCAAATAATTTAAAGAAACCTTTCCAAACATTTGGTTTAGTTGCTAATTCTGATTTAATTTCTTTATCAGTTGGAATGTATGGAATGATTCCTTCAGCAAAACTACCTACCATTCCAGTAACAGAAACGACTGTAGGTGGTATAACAGCTGAACCTACGAATTTAAATGAAGCATAACTATTATGATTTATCAAGTCTTGCCAAAATAATAGCAATGCAGTAGAAATACCTGCTCTAGTAAGTTCAGGAGTATTTGCACCTTTTATGCAAGTTGATAAAATTTGTCCAAAGTCAGGAATCATACGTATACATTCAATTTCTTCAATGCTGCTGGGAAGCAGTGTGGTGCGCCTGTAAACAAGCAATTAGGTAAGTTGTTAACTTTTTGCTTTGTTAGACTTGGAACTTTAACGCCATTAACTTCTTTATCTGCAGCATTATCACCTAAGTTGATTATACCACCTGGTGCATTAACATTGATAGTGCTTTTCTTACCTGCATTGATAGTAACATCTTTATCTGCATTAAGATTAACAGGTCCAGCAATAGTTAGATTTACGCCTACGCCATTTATTTCAGTCGAACCAGGATTTGCCATCTTTGATTTGATTGAGTTAGTTTCAACTCTGATTTCACCTGTTGAAGTAATAGTAATTGTCGTACCAGTTCTATGAACGATGTGCATTTCACCATTTGATCGATTGATTGTAGCACGTTCACCTTCATCAGTATTGAACAATGTTACAATATTCGGATAATCAAATGCTTCTTCAGGATTTGTAAGTAAATCAGACGTTGCGTAATTACTTAATGCTGGCGCAATTGCAGTATAAATTGGCTTTTGATCGTCACCATTATCAAAATATCCACGAACAATTGTACCAATTGGTGGAACTGTGAAATTACCTTTTGAAGATCCAAAATAAGTTGATTCAGGCATAGCCCAAGGAATTGCAGCATCAGCAATTTCGTTATAAAAACCAACTATACGAATCTTAACTCGACCTAAATGTAACTTATCATCATTATCAATTACTTTACCAGTCCAATGGTCAGTAATCTTCTTGTAATCATTATTAGTCAGAGTATCTTGAATCTTACTCTGCTGTTGGATATAAACTTCATGTAATAAATCAGACATATTGTATTTATTACGCCTTGTAGGTACCATCAGAGATGAGAATCAAAGCACAAATTGTAGAAGCATTTGCTCTTATTGCAAATCGAACCTGTGCAACTATATAGTCACCTGTATAAGCTGGGCTAACAATATTATCTTCAGCTTGTGTATCTAAATGAACCTTTTGTCCAACATACGGCAGTCTATTGTCAATATATGCTGCATCTACTTGCTGGTTAATATCGAACAACAATTCAATTGAGTTTGTAAAGAATGAAGATATGATTGCTTTGTTATGAGCTGGTGCAACATCATAGTGAGCATGTGTATCTTCATAGAAATGCATACCACATGATGTAAGTTTGTTAGTTCCTTCAAACAAATCAGAAATCTTGCTAGCATTATTTGCCATTGTAGGTTCTGGATTATCATACTCAATTTTACGAATACCTTCATTGTAGATATTCTTAAAGCTATTTAAGTTAGCATTATCCATAACTTCATCAGCAAATTGAAATTCTAGCGCATTCAGCATATCTGCATCTAACATACCCATAGGAGTATACACATATTCAACTTGTTTATATGCATCTTTAAGAGTAGTGATACCAGCTTTATTGTTAACACTAATTTTGCTATAACGAATACTGTTTATATTCTTTGGATTTTTTGCAGAAATGTAATATGCAGTAGGTGCAGAATCTCTCAATGTCTTACATGAAGAGATTTTAGTTGCAGCAGTGAATGCTTCTTCAATTTGTTGTTCTGAAGATTTTTCATTGAATGCAGTGTTATTAACCATAGTAGTGAAAGCTAACATTGCATCATCTTCTGCAATCCATGAGTGATCTAAGAACTTGTTAACACATTCACAAATTTTATGACGTGTGTTTATCCACTTCATTTTATCATCAGAATCAATGTATTCTGTAACGGATAAACCACCTGCTGCTAATTGTGCCATAATAGCGTACACGCTATATTCTTCTGCACTTATTTCAAGTGCAGTTAGTTCACTACGCTGTGGATATGGGACAGTCGAGCTTAGAACTTTCAATGCATCATAACAACATACAACGTGATAATTGTGTTGTAAAGTATTCAAATTTTGTTCTGCATTGACAGAAATAATCTTCATTCTTGTCGAAATATATGAAGGTCTTGCTTTTTCTGATGCATAATTCTTACTTGGCTTGTATTGAATGTAAAGCGTTTGTCCAGCATGCAAATCACCAGCATTGAAATAATCACCTGAATCAGTAATATCAATAACTGCAGTTGGTAGTAATGAGAAAATGTCTTCAAACAATGTTAATCCTACAATAGAAGACATTGGAATTAGCGTACCATTGATACTGTCAAGTACAACTTGACAGTCTGTAAATTGTCTACAAACTGTGTTAGTGCTAACACCTTTTTGCATCAACGCTGTAGTATTGTTATTACTCATATTACTTCAATGAAACCTTTATTCCACTTTCACCAACTTTCCATTCATGTAATTCAAAATGCTTCAATATTTCTGCAGCATCATACAATGAATTTGGTCTATCGAAACACATGAATTTATCTTTATTAACTGCTAATAGATAGTCAGAATCTTCCAAATACATGTAGCAATATAAATGCATTGCTGCAATTGTTAATAGCAAACGTTTTGAATTTTGATAGTATTTAAGCGCTTCGTCAATAACTTCATAATACGTAAATGTAGTATTGCAAAGCATAGTCAATATTTTCTTTGCTAAATCGAAATTTATACCAATTGCCGCTTTAATAGTTGAACATGTAGATGCGTCAATTTTATGAATTGGAGATAACTTCAATAAGCTACTTACTGCATTTAATCTACGTTGAGACAAAGTAAAGAAGTTTCGTGAATTACCATTACCAATAGTACTGTAATCGCCTTTAACTTCTACTCGTTCATTTGTGTTAATATCTATCAAGTCACCATGTTCTTTAGCAAATCCAACATTTTTGAAAATTGATACGAATAGAAATTCACCTCTACCAATTGCTGGTCTTGCAGTTGTAACTTTTAGAGCTTCTTCAACATATTCAGGCTTTAAACAATCGTCTAAATTTGCATCTTCTAGAATGTTTTTCCATGCAATTGGACCATAGTTGCCAAATTCAAATGTAGACTGCATTAAACGTTCCAACAGTTTTGCTGCTGGACACATTGCATAGTGTTCATATAGTAATTCTGCCTGTTTTGCTATATGCGGACGTTTTCCTAGTTTTTTACTTGTCCAAAATTCACTCATCTAATGCACATCCTATGATATTTTCGGGTGTTACTACAATATTTATTGGCAATACTTCCTGTAGTTGCTTTGCTAAAATAGACTTAATAGGTTCAGCATTTTTATCGCTAATGTTAGTCAACAAACATACAATTTCAGTTGAAGTATTAGAACTGTCTGCTACAAGATAAGGTACTGCTTCTGAGAGAGTTACCTTCGCATTAGGATAATTGTTTTTCAAATACTTATTAAGTATATTAGCAAATTCAGTTTGAGCTTTAATTGTATAATTTGCACGTTCAGTTACAGTTAATGGCAAAATACGATCGTGCTGACTAACGCGAGGGTCATTATTCCAGCTTATAATTGCATTTTCAGTAAAAGGAGTTAAAGAATAACTTAATGTAGTATCGTCTTTATATTCAACTAATGAGTTAAAACCTTGTACATGTATATTATCTT